GATTGACCATCTCTAATAACATCTATCTTAGTAGTTTCGTAAGCATCATAAACATATTGATCGTAGTCTTTAGCTTTTTGTAAGGCATACTGTTCTGCAACCATATACCTTTCCCACCCAGACATTTTACGAAATTCTTGAGCGGTGATACTATCATTGGTTTCGGATTCTACTTTAGATGCAAACTCTTGTATAGCTAAATCATCTTCAAATAGCATTTCTTTGTCGCCTCTGAACTGTGCTTCCAGTTCTGGGCTGATACCATTAGTAAGAATTTCTAGAGATATTTCTGCTTCTCTATCTTGTCTATATTTTTCTTGTTTCTTTTGTAAAATATTACCAAATGTAGAAGAAAGGTCAGCTAATCCCTGAAACATTTTAGCATCATTTTTTAGCTTATCTTCACCAACTTGTTGTAGTTGTTGAAAATATTTTTCTTCATTCTGTTGTATTTGTCTGTCAGATTTTTCTTGTTCGGGAATTATGTCCACGATTTCTTCAGGATTCACTGACTGACCTGTAATATTAAATTGTGGAATCATAATTAATAACTCTGCATAAAGTTAAATCTACTCTGTACTTGAGTAGGACTGTTATATGTATAACCAGTTGAACCTAAAGTTGGAGCAACCGTAGGTGTTGGTGGAGTTCCGCCACCCATAGTATTCTTAGGCATACCTTCTAGACCAGCACCTAATGCTTGACCCATACCCATCATTAATGTTAAACCTACGTTCTCCATTTGTGGTGGTGGGGGAGCAAAGTCTTGTACAGGTGCAACAGCAACTTTACTGAATGACCTATTAAGAGTACTTTTTAGTTGTCTATTAGTATCTGCCATAGCTTCTTTAGCGTCAAACCTAGCAGAAGCTAAAGCTCTAGACCTCATAGCTTGACTTAGACCAAGTTGACCTTGATTCATAACTAACTGTCTTCTAACCGATGCACCTCTTACACCACGTTCCGCAGCAGAGGCTTCTATCATACCTTCGTTAGCTAACATCTTTTTGAAATCATCTTGATTTTGTAAGATAGCCATTGATCTAGCTCTATTTAATTGTATGTTAGTCCTAGTATATGCTCGTTGAGCTGCAATGTTTGCTAGGTCTACCTCTTGTTCAAATTGTACTTTCTTAGATTGATAAGTACTACGTGTTTGCATCCACTTACGTTCTCTAACTTTAAGTTGATGCGCGTACATTTTACGCTTATGTTTGTTGTTCGCGGACGCTTGAGCTGCTCCGCCTACTGCGGATACTGCTGGTCCTATCGCTGCTGGACTGCACACGGCAAAATTCTATAAAGGATAAATTGTTTGGTCCGTAAGGAAATTTTCTTAAAAATTTAAAACCTAAAAACCTAAGTAACTTAATATGGACTTTGTTTCTTTCGTCTACAAAGTTCCACAGTAACTTGTCTTGTCTTGAGTTCACATATCGTTTTGCTTCTCTAGCAAACGTATGAGGAAATTTTAAAATTGCTGGGGTACATAGCATCCAGATTTGTCCACCTTCGTAGACGCCTGCAATACCACATATCTCATTATCTGGGTTAGTAAAATAAACTGACTCAGAGTTATGTACTCCGACAACCAGAGCATTTAAAGGGTCATGTCCATGACCTTCTTTAACTTCCCGATAATCATCAGGGAGCAAATTAGAAGCTACATAAAGTGCAGCCTCTACATTCGCTTTGTGGATGAATTTACTCATTTAATGCGTGTTGTAATTTATCCAAGGTATCTTGCATCCAAGACTCCCAAGGATTACCTAAGGGCAGTTTCATACCTTTATACATACGATTCTTTTTCAACCATTGTATGTATATACGTACTTCTGTTTCGGTAAGGGGGATGTTATACACGTTGATAATAATTGTTATTGTAAACTCCTTCCCATGTTAACGTATGAAAGTTAGCAGGAGAGGGATGGGTTGACTTAATAGTTAAACTTGTGTTTAAATTTCTGTCATATACAGGAACTGTTCTTAAAAGATTATCTTCAAATACAGTTGTTCTGTTAGCTAGTTGCCTATCTGCTGGTGTTACTTCAAATAATTCTGTATAGTCTTCTCTACCAACTCTAGATAATGTAGTCTCATAAATACCTATAGGACCAAATCCAAGTTTAACTCTATGTAATATAGTATTAGCTCTTGTATCAGCTCTAAAGTTTTCCCCAGTTTTAGTTACATAATAGATAGTAGGCATGGTAATTGACATAGTATATAGATAACCTATATAAAAATTTTGTCCTGTCCAGTCTCCGGGTATTTCTAAATTACTACCATTAACTGTTACCTCTGCATAGTTACCAATAGTCAATGGTGTACTAGCAGGGTCATCTATATCGTATGCAGCTATTTGTCCTACGCCATTAAGACCTGAAGGTTTAGGGAATATAGTTTTATCGCCATTATAAGCACTAGATGCTAGAGATGTTACTGGCATTAAATAGTCTAAATGTACTCTATCATCATTTAGAGCAACAGTATTATTATCCATTCTTATAGAAAACTTTAACAACTCACGTTGAGAATTATTTTCTAACACCACATACAAAGCATCGTCTTGCATACAATGATACTTAATAATTCCCGGTAAAGTCCACCTAAACCAAGAAGCTAGTTTTCTTTCAGTAATCTGGTCAAAATATCTGTAACCATATAATGTTGACTGGTTATCTTCACTAAATAAAATTATAGAGTTTTCTCTAGAGTTACTTATTAATGATAAATCATTTTCAAATAGTTTTGATACAACTGCACTCTGCTCAATTACATTTGGTTCACCTTCTCTTTGTACCTGTGCCATTTCAAAGAATCTAGAATGCTTACCAGCATTGTCTAAGAAACCAACTGTAGTACCAAGAGAAATAGGATTCGTTTTAAAGTTAAAGTTATAAGTAGAAAGTGCGTTGATTTTAGCAGTTGTAGGACTAAATATATCACTATCAGTTGTTAACATAAACTGCTGATTTTTAGAAAATAATAATAAACCAGTGTTTACCTGTATACCATCATAAATAATAGCAGGATATTCTGAACTAGCTGCTATATCTATAGGGTCACTAGCTATAAGTTGTATAGCTGACTTAGCAAAGAAGTTAGTAAAGTCTCCGGGACGAGACATAATTATATTTTCATCAGCAAGTATTGCAAATCTGTTTCTAAAAAACAACATCTTACTAATACCTTTACCTATAAATGAAGGTTCAGGATTAGTGACGTTATCACCTACTATTGCATTATCCCATTGTGGAGTTGCTATTGCATGTTTCCAAACGCTAGTACCAGTGCCAGTCTGTGTAGCTGAAAGTGGACTTATTACTTTATAAGTATCATCATCAACAACTTCATCTACAGCAGCTCCAAATTGTTGGTTTGCATTACCACCACCATAGTATAAAGTTAAATAAACTAAATTACCTTCACTCAACCCATGATTTGATTGGGTGTTAATAGTAACAGTATTACCTGTCTGTGACCAACTAGATATTGTGCTACCACTATCGGAAGGGTCTGCAAATATAGTTCCGTTTAATTCTGTTAATCTAAAATTACCATCAGGAGTTCTTATAAGAACAACAGGCATAGTAGATTTTTTAAATTCTATAAGTCTTCCCGGCTTAGCACATTCTTCCCATGTACCTTCACCATCTTTACCATTGTTACCAAAGAACTTAACAAAATGATTGTCCTCATCAGCTTCACTATTAACAACCTCTACAACCATTCCATCCTTACACTGAGAGGGGAGATCACCTACATCGTTAACTTTACCAGCAACAACGTTTAACAGCTCTCCTACGGGCGTAGAGGCGTTGAATATGCCAGTTCTCTTTACATGTAGTCCTGTACCAATTTGTGTACAAGTAAATCCGTTACCTGTATTAGTATCGTTTCCAGTAATTTCTTTTCTTATATCTCCTATAATACTTTCAGCAGTAATAGTAGTTTCTGTGTCAAAGGGGGTAGGTTGTGGTCTAACAAGAGCTAAATTAGCTTGTACAATAGACCTACTAGATTCTTCTATAGTAACTTTGTAGTAGGCATCTGCCATGAATACATAGAAATAATCTCCTTCTCTCCAACCTTCACCACCATGAAGTAGGTCGTATGTTGTAGTATATCTAGCTTGATACACAGTTGTTTGACTACTTCCAGAACCTTCTGTATATGGAACTGACTGTCCAGTTGTAGCTATACGAAAATATAAGTTCTTTCTATTTGCTTGACTACCATTATTGTTTACATCAAAAACGTTAACTTGATAGCTATAGTTTGTGCTAGTAAAAGTACCATCAGCTTTTTCGCCACCAGTAGCACCTTCATCAACTAAAGTTTTATTACTATCTACTGAGAAAATACGTGTAGCTACGTTAGGTGCAAAGGCGTCTCTACCATCACCAGCTTCGGTTCCACATCTAGCATTATTAGAGTTACCTCTATCTGCATGATCTCTCATGTGAAATGTGCTATCACAGTAGTTGTTACTAGAGTTAACCATAGTCACATTAATACGTGTAGCCGTATGTACTTCACTATTATCAGCAGGGTCTGTACTATCAAAGATATTTACTGAATATTGTTTTGCATAAGACAGTGTTTTTAATTCAATAAATATTTCTTTTAAATAATCTCCTTCAGGTTCTTTAGTAGAATCCATCTCTGTAATAACGGACCTATTATTTATATAAGTAAAATCGTTAAGAGTTAGAGTCTGTATATCTTCATCATTACTGTGAGCTAAATATCTGGTCGGTACTGTTTGAGCAACATCTACTACAGTTTTAGCAGCACCAGTTAAACAATCCCACATATTAACTGTACCATTTCGTTGTACCTGTCCTATGTACTGTTCGGTCTCGTCTCTGTAATAGTGGAACCATTTACCGGTATCAGTAGAACCAACTAAAGTTGACACAAACTTACCAGCCGGTCTCTTTAGTAATCCCTGTGTAACATCAGGAATTGCATTTAGCATGTCTTTTACCTGACCGGGAATCTTTTGTTCGTCAGGCTGTTGTGATATACCAGCATTCAGACTATGTATAGTTTGTGTAACGTTTGCCATTATCTAATAAGTGCTTTGTATGGTTGATAAGCTCTATAGTTGGTCTGCTGTGGGAAGCCCATAAAGTTATGGTCACCCTGTTCTGTTTCAAATTCCATAGCGTTAGCTCTAGCTTGTTGTTCCTCTACCTGAAGTAACTTAACTAGGTCGCCATTAGAAACGAGTTGTGTAGCAGCACGCATAGATGCTCTTGCAATTATGTATCTCTGTATAGCTGGAGGTACATCTGTGAATGGATATAGTGTAACGATGTCGAAGTAATATTCTCCGGTAAATACATCTGTCTGGTTTATTGTGTCGAACAACTTGCCATCTCTTTTTACAACGTTAGTTCCTCTGTCAGCTTGACCGTCATGGAAATCATAAACGATTGCATTAGTAGGAACTACAAAGTTACCTTGAGCATCAGGAGCTTTTTTTACTTTGTGTTCTGTGTTAAAAGTCCACCCTATTGTTTGGACATCTTTGTTTACTTCAGCAAGGAGGTTAACTACAAATGCTATCTCTGGATTTTGTAGTGAATTACCTGTGATGTTAGTAACTGGAGATTGACCAATGCTACCCAAGATAGAGTTCACTGCGGATAGTTCGGTATCGGTGCTTATTTGAATAGCCATAAAAAAAAGGGAGCCGAAGCTCCCGTATAAAGTGTATAAATTAACCGTTCTCTGGGTATGTTGTACCGAACGCTGTTGGTGCTGTTGCTCCAACGTATAGTTCAACGGCTGCTGCTGGGTTTAGGAAATCTGCCCCCATAGCTAGACGACCTAATATTACATCGCCTTGGTATACTACTGATACATCTCCAGAAGTTACCTGAACCTGAGGTCCGATAGCTTCTACAACCCCTGCTGCCTCTTTCTGGAAAATTAATCCACAAGATTTAGCAAAGTCTGTGCTGTTACCGTAGTTGTTGTTAAGTCCTGTTACAGACTTTCTGCCGTCAGCTAAAGCTGTACCGACATGATCTCCTAAGTTTGAAGGAGATGTCTCACCTGTAGTTCCGCCATAAGCTACACCATGCTTAGCTAGGAATGGGATGTTCATTGACTTGAAGATTTTGATGCCTGCAATTTCAATGATTCCATTACCTGACTGTAATGCTGTACCTTGTACGTCTCTGTTGATAAGACCGTTAGAACCTATGTCCTGTATAAGAGCGTAGTACTGGCGAGGGTTTAGAACCGCTACTCTTCCAGAGCCACTGACTCCTTTTTCGTCAAGTGCTGCTGCTGCATCGTAGAAAGCATTAACTAAGTTGCCTGCGTTGTAAGCATCAGAATCATTAGTTGTTGAACCAACTCTGATCTGTGTTCCACCGGGCTCTTTGAAGTTAGTCTTAGCTACAGGTGAAGCCTGTCTTGCACCTTTAGCAATAGCTCTGAAGATGAGTCTATCATACTTCTCTGCTAATGCGTATCCAATCTTCTTGGAAATCTCGCCTCTCAATTCATAGTGTGCGAGTGTCTCATCTAGCTCATATACGAAAGCTGAGCTGATTAATAGGTCGTCGCAAGTTATTGTTTTTTCTGCGACTGGAGGTGCGCCATCACTGTTACCTAAGATGCTATTTCCGGGAGTATGGAACTCGGCTTGGGTGCGCCCTGTGTAGATGAACTGCAATGATTTGCCGTTCTTAAGGGTACGCTTCATAACCAAATCACGAGCTATAGACTCGTGTTGGAAGCCTTTGAACATTTCTCCACTGAACAATTTAAGGTAGAGTGCTCTAGCGTCACCAGCCGAATTAAGCTGACCCTGACGTGTAAGTGAGGTAGGGTTAGCTGATGACTGTTGTGCCATTTTATCTTAAAAGTTAAGGGTATTATGTATCGTCTTCTAGCCTAGAATGTTGTCAGTCTTAATTGGTCTAACGTGAGACTGGCACGTTTTGTGGTCTTTTCC